CCACGATTCTGACCAAGGTGTCCACCATAAATCCTTCTTGAACTTACCATCTTTGTCTCTTGCTCTTTTCAATCTTTCAAACATTATGTTATCAATCTCCCTTTCAACATAGCATTACCTATCAAAACATTACCATTTATTTCCTGTAATTTATCGTAAACTGTGGTAGCTAAAACAGTATGATCTTTTGCTTGATTATCTACATCTTTATTTAATAAATTGTTTATTGTTGTGTATTCTATAGTCACATCTTTGCCTTGTAGCAACTGTCCTGCTACTTTTGCATACATTTTCTTGTAAGCTACAGCACTACTGCCTATAAAACCATCTTTAGATACTTCTAAATCTTGTTGTGTTTCTCCTACGATTAAACAACCTGATGTATGTTCATCAGTATTGCCTGTGTGTATAAGTATATAGGTAAAGTTAGGCACATCTTGTATATGCAACATACCATAGTGTGCGTTCTTATATCTTTCAGAGTACTTGGAGTGAAACCCTCCTGTCTTTCTAAACTTAATATCATAAGTTCCTTCTGGTATGCAAGTCTCGTGCATAACTTTTACTGCTTGATACTGGTCTTCTAGTGTATAGCATTCAAAGATTCCATTTATAAATAGCAACCCATTAGTTGCATCTGTTCCAAATTGTGTTCTAACTACAGTTAACTTCACCTATACCTCCATATTTACTATTACAAATAGTTATATGTGTACCTGCTTCATTAATGTAGGTTACACACATTATCTACCACCACAGCATCCACTACCACAGCAGTCCATACTATTCTCCTTTTCTAAAACTAATGGTCAATAACCAAATAGCTAATGTAATTATAGTAGCTAATCCTGTAACTTGCTGTGCAGAACCAGTTAGTGTAAGCGTAGCAATAACTAAACCAACCAAAGTCCAACTAAGGTTAAGTGTTTCTTTTATTGCTTCTACAAACCAGTTCCAAAGTTTGCTAATCATAGACTTCTCCTAAATACAAAAGCTGCCATACTAGCTATTCTAGTCAAGATTACAGGAACTACGACCTCCTGTGCTTTTTCTTTTTGGTCTTGTGTCATATCATCTCCTAAATTGCTTATAGTTATACCTTCAAAATCTAAATCTACAAATGTTTCTATTGGGTTTTCTAAGAATGCTTCGTACTGTACCTCTGTCACAACATCAGCAAGTGTGTAGTTCTCTACATCTGCATTCTCTACAGCTCTTTGTACATATTCCTCTACTGCTTCAGCTACGACTTCATCTTCTTTGACAGCTTCAGCAATAATCTCAACATCATCTTCTTCTACTTGTAATACTTCTGCTACTACTGCAACCTGTTCCTCTGTAAGTTCCTCTACATTTTCTATAGCTTCTTCAACAACAGCTTGTACAACTTCTTGTACTTCCTCTGTTGCTTGATCTAAGTTTTGTACACCAATGTCATTAACTTGTTCTATAACTTCTATGACTTCTTCAGTAGTAACTTCTTCTATGACAATATCTTCTATGACTTCTTCTACTTCAGCAACTTCTACGGCTACTTCTTCTTCTGTGAGTTCTACAGGTTCTATGACTTCTTCTTGTATATCCTGGTCTTTGACATCTTCCTCTTGAACTGTATCTTCTCTGATGATGTCATCTCCTGGTATCTCTTTATCCAACTCATCTTCTATAATTTCTTCCTCAATAATTATTTCTATTTCTTCTAGTAGCTCAATAACTTCTTCTTCAATAATAAATTCTTTTTCAAGTTCCTCAATGTCAATCTTATCTTCCTCTTTAAAAGTATTTTCTTCTTCCAAAGGTTCAAGTTCTTCCACTTCATCTTCAAGCTCCAGTTCCAGTACCATATCATCATCATCAGGAAGTTCTTCTTTGGTATCGTATTCTTCTTCATCAACAATAATTATAACTTCTTCTTCTGATTCTTCTTCTGGTATATCACAATCTCCACGATTTATTTGTGCATCAGTCATATAACAACCAAACTTTTCTTCGTTAGCTTTACGCTCATTGTCACGCTCTACTGTGCCATCTTCTAGTTCGTGTTCTTGATATTCACCAACAGAACCATCTTCCATTACAACCTCAAACTTTTCAGGTTCAGGTGGTGGAGGTGGTGGTTCAGGTGGTGGTGGTGGCAAAGTTGTAGTAGTTGTTGTAGTTGTTGTAGTTGTAGTAGGCATAACATACTTAAAAGATATGTCATCTAACAATGACCAGTCATTAATTGTTATGGTAAAACTTTCTATAAAAGTATCTAATGTATCGTAGATATTATAAACTACCTTCTCTAACATAGTTTCTAAGTTAGAGTTACTCTGTGCATCTAATACATTTTCTTGTGTAGTTTCATCTGTATGTGTATAAGTAACTGTACCTTCATTGTTTAATGCACCTATAGTAAAACCTACTTCGTATATCTCTATGTCTAGTTCTTCCTCCTCTACTGTTGTAGTTTCAGGTAATATAAATGTGTAATCTTCACTATCGTTGCCGTGTTGGAAGTAATGTAAGTTCATACAAAAATCTGTACAACCAAACTGTCCATCATAATTATCATCAATAACTATATTGTTCTCTACTTCATTACCATCAAGGTCTAACTCATCTTCAGGTAACTCTATATCAGTAGCTTGTTCGTAAGTAGGTACAGTTGTAGTAGTTGTAGTAGATGTTGTAGTTGTTGTGGTAGTTTCTGTAGTTTCTTCTTCTAGTTCTTCTTCCTCTATAGGAGGTGGACCATCAAAGGTTTCTACTTCTTCTGTTTCTCCTGGGATAGTAGTAGTAGTAGTGCTAGTAGTAGTAGTGGTAGAAGTATCTGTAGTATCTGTATTGTTTTCATTAGCATATAAAGGTAATGGTAGCAGTAAAAAAACTGCGAATAGAACTCGCAGCATTACATTACAATAGCTGCAACAACCCCACCAAGTGCTACAAGTAGCGTTAATACTTTGTAAAACTCTGCTTTATCTAGTTTGGCATCTAGTTTTTCTTCTAATCTGTCTAGTCTATCAATGACCATATTGAGTAATTCTTTCTGTGTGTAGCCATTGTTGTTTGTCATTTATGGTAAGTCCTCTGGTCTTGTTATCCAATCCCATTCCTCATCCCAATCGTAATCTATAATAAGTGTTTCAGATGTGCTTAAATACTGTAGTAATCTAAATAATTCTTTTACAATAAATCCAAATATAAATCCAACTAGATAATCCATAATTGGATTGTATCATAGGATTATTTATTAGCTAGGTTTTGGATTGTCTGATTTAACTTTAGCTATGTGGTCTTTCCAAGTTGTAGTGCTATTTACATTATCCCAGTACTGCATATCAAGTTGGTCTTGTACAGAACCATAGGCTTCCTGCCTAGCTTGTATATAACCAAACTGTTGTGCTTCCCACTTGCTATTACCTAAATCTACTTTAGCTTGTGCATAATCAGCATCAGAAAACTCCATACGCTCATTATTAACTTGCTTGTACATTGGTTTAGCATCTTCAATCTCTTGGTCTGCTAACGCTTGTAGTTCTTCTTGTGTTGCCATATCTCTCCTATCTTAACATACTTTTACTTCTTTAAACCATACAATTTAAAATTGCCACCATCTATATTTCCACTACTCATAACAAAAGTAAGTCCCTTTGTTACTTCAGCAGATGTTACTACTCCACCACCTTGATTACCTGTTAAAACTGCTGATTGATTTAAGTATGATATTTCTTGTGTATAAAAAGTATATTCACTTGCATTGTTTGCATTAAAAATATATAAAACACCATTAGCTTGTTCTCCTGTTCCTGTTCCTAAATACAAATCTATAAATGGTGCTGAAGTTAAATCTCCATAATCATTACTAAAAGTTGTATTAGCTTTTAAAGTTTTAAAAGCTACACTATACCCTGTATTTATAGTTGCATTGGAACTATCTAAAAATCTAAAAGTAAGTGTTTTAGTATCTGTATCGCATTGAACATTATTAGCAACAACTTGGTAAACATCATAAGAGTTATCCCAATTAGTACCACCTAAAGTAACAGATGAAACTCCACTTGTTACATCTACCTCATCTATTTTTATTAAGCTACCTGCCATTATTTAACTCCATATATATTTACTGTAATATTGTCATAAGTTCCTCCACCACCACAAGCAAATTTAATTCCTGTTAATTGTTCTGCAGATTTTAAAACACCAATTTTTTTATAACCCTCTAAATTTGACCCACTTAAAACAATATAGCTATTTTGAACTGTAAAAAAAGTATAACTTGAACTGTCATAAGGATTAAAAATATACATACCTAAACCTATACCGTCTTCACTATCTCTAACACCATAAGCAATAAATCCAAAAGTTGCACTTGTGCTTCTACTTTCAGAAAAAGAAGTATTTGATTTCATAACTAAAGTTGCTTGGTCATAACTTGTACTTGTTATTTGACTACCACCACTATCTAAAAAATTAATTTTAACTTCATTAGATGATGAATTTTGGTCTAATTTAGTAATTGATAAATAATACACATCATAATCAGCACTAAAGCAATTTGTTAAATCTAAAGCACTAACACCACTTCCACTAACAGATTTTATAAATTGTAAATTAGTAGCCATTATGAGTATTCCTTTATGCCATATAAAGATACTGTTCCACTATCTAAAGAATATACATCATAAACTCTTATTGCATTTACTGTATTTGCAGTTGGATAAACACCACTCCCAAAAGTGAACCTGCTATTGTCCTGAATACTATGAAAACTGTTAAAAGAATACTTTGATGAATTGTTTAAATTATATAAATATACATAACCACTTGTTAAAGTAGTTGAATAAGAAAATCCTATTCTTAAACCACTTTCACTTGTACTTCTGTTTTCATTAAAACTTCCACTACTAATTCCATCTTGATAAGCATT